CCGCCACAATCAAGCCTGATACATAATCAATAACCATGAAGATCACTAATGTTACCAGTGCTTCGTCCCATCCTCCGAACAGTGCGGCGATTGCGCTTCCCACAATTCCCGCCGCTGTACAAATTCCGCTTTTCATCATGTGTCATATCCTCCTTAATTTCATTTCAATTCTGTCCATTTCTTTTTCCGCCTGCCTTCGTTCTTCTGTCAGTTCAGGTAACGCCGCTTCTGCGATCTTCTCCTGTTCGATCAGTTCCGCCTGTTTCTTCACGATGTCCGCCAGCTTCTGCGTGACATCGCACATCATGTCCACCACTTCCAGCAGGCTTCCGGATCCGCCTTCCCACGGATCCGGACACTTGTTTTCTTTCATCCTGCTTTTGCTCCTTACTCTGCGGATTCTTCTTCGATCAGGTCTTCAACGCCACTTTCAACTAAAATAGCGTTTACCTGTGCTTTCAGAAGGCGCGGCACTCTTGCATAGATCGCCTTTGCGTCTTCTTTCGTTTCCGCATACATAATCTTCTGCGCCCACAACATAGCCATCATTGTTTCATCCTCCTTTCCGAATAAGATTTTGTATATTAGCTGCCTAAGCATATACAACCTCTGACATTTCCAGCAGACAGTCCACTAACATAGCGTTTTGTTCTTTCAACGCTGCATTATCCGCTTGCAACGTCCTGACTGCTTCGGACAGTTCTGCACGTGTCATTGCAGCCTGTCCCGGTTCCGGGACTTCCGGTTCTGTGATCTCCTGATCTTTCATCCCGTATTCCCACCACTTTTCAAACTCTGCTTCGATCTCTTCCTGTGTCGCCGTTTCCGACGCTGGAAGAATAAATTCCACTTCGTCAAAACGGTAATACTTCCGATCCTTCGCTTCCTCCTGACGGTATTCCTGAACATTGTCCGTCAGCCTGACCGCCCGTTCCCCTCCCGGAAGATCTTCGATCATTACTTTCTGCGGCTTCTGATCCGCGTCTGCGTTCTCGTAAAACATTCAATTCCACCTTCCTTTTCTGATTTTCTAACCACCCGTAAAAACTGTTTACCCTGTGCGCCATTTCCATTAATTCCTTAACATGGTACTTCTCGACCAACCCAAAAGAATCTGACTGCGTGATATAACTGTTATAGGATATAATCTTCTGTGCGCGTTCCCGGCGAAGTGTCCCATCCCTTTTCAGTTCTTCATATCCCCGTATCAGCTGACGCCGTGCGCGTTTGAATACCCTCCGCCGGATCGTCACATGCGTCCGGCTGACCCTATATCCCGCCATATCCAGCATAGGGACGCCGCGCTGTGCTTTCTTCGGAAGGTTCCGTCTTCGCTTCTCTTCCTCAATGGACAGCAGCTTGACGATCCCTGACGTTTCCTTCAGTTCGATCTTCTGTTCTTTTCGGAACCACTTGTCCAATGCTTTCACGGCGCGTTGCTGTCCTTTTATAGATCCGGACGCCAGTGAAAAATCATCCATGAACGTCACGCAGCGGATCACATACGGAATCTTCTTTCCCCTTCTGGTACTCCCCAGACTGTACACATACCGGATCGCGTAGGACATCGCATAATTGAACAGCCACGCGTCTATGTAGCCGCCTATAATCAAATGACCGTCCGGCGCAACCGTTCCCAGATATTCCAGAAGTCCGATCGCATACCGCGCCTTCGGGATCTCTTTCTTTACCAGATCCACACATACGCTATACATCAATGTTTGATATGCGTGTACCACGTCCGTCTTCCTGAAGTAGTTGATTCCCAGTGATTCCTTCAAGAAGTATCGGTGCGCCTGATCTTTCAAAAGTGTCTGTCCCCTGTCTGGTATGCTCGCGTGTTGCGTCGGCAATAGACGCGCCTTGAACAGCGGTTCTAACATCAGCTTTTCAACGTGTCCTAATAGTTGGTGCATAATACACAAAAGCGCGATGTCCCGGACTTTCCCGGTCATGCCGTCCGGTCTTTTCCGGATCACTACCGGAACCATGTCTTCCGGTTCTGTCCCGTATTCGATCAGATCTTCCACGGTTCCCCATAGCATAAGCCCGATTGATTCCACGGCTTCCGTCTTGTATTTCTTTGAGCCGGACAGATCGTCGATCTTGATGTCGTCCCGGTTGATTCCTGCGTATTTTTCGATAAATGTCAGTACATCGTTCCTTCTCCATTTCCCTTTGAAGCATTCTTCGACTGCTTCTTCACATAGCTGCTTTGTCAGTTTCCTATATCTTTTTGAGTGCATAATATTCTTTATTTTGTGAAGCGGCGTTCGGTTGCGGTCAGTCCTTAAAGCAGAACCGTCCTTGTTACTACTTGCCGCACACCTGATCCACGATCAGGCGTACCGGTTTCCCGGTTTCCGGTTTTACTGATTTTCGCTTTCGCGCCGTATATGCAGACACACATCAACAGAAAATTTCTTTCCTGCCTTCGTAAAAATAAGTCCGAGGACGACCATTCCAGTTCGCGTTACCGGGCGAATTGTTGCCATTCTCCGCCGCAAGCCCCGCATTCCCGCCGTTGTTCAAGTTCGCGAAACGCCACGGGCAGCGGACGCCAGCGGACGACGTGCCATAGAAAGCCGATCCCGTGCCTGCATACCGTTGTTATTACAGATTGTTAAATTTTATAGAGGGGACTTCCCCCTCTGTGCTGCTTACGCAGCCCATTCACCCCGCTTTTTACCCGCTCCAGAAAGCCGAGGACGACCAACCCAGTTCGCGGTACCGGGCGAATCGTTGCCATACTCCGCCGCAAGCCCCG